TACATCCATTGTAGCCTTTAATCTACCCATCCTTGTTTGTATATCTTTTGAAACAGCATTAAAGGCTCTACCAGCATCTCCGTACGCAGCAGCCACTGCTTTCATTACTTGCTCATTGTACAGTAAATTCTCTCCGGTCAAAGATAATGCTCCAGTCATACCACGTATGTCTCTAAAGATTTCCTTCATAAATATATTACCACCTCTCTTATTGGATAAGGTTTGTAATTGAACTAATACATTTAATAAACCTCCTGGTTTCTTTAAATCAGCATATAACTGATCTGCTGTAACTCCAAACTCTGCTAATGATTTTGCTGCTTGTGAACCTGGTTTAATCTTTAATAAAGAATTAAGCATACCTTTTAAATACACAGCAGAATTAGCAGCCGTTGCTCCTTGTAGTGACATGGCTGCCATTGATCCAGCTACCTGTTCAATACCAAGACCCATGGCAGAAGCGATTGGTAAAACAGATTGCATAGCACTTGTAAATCCATCTGCTTCAATAGCCCCTTCTCTAACCGCTGCTGTAAATACATCTGAAGCACGAGCTGCAGTCAATCCTGACTTTTTATAAGCATTCATGGAAAAGACTAACAGTTTCGCTATGTCTGCAGTCTCTCCCATTCCAGCCGTGGCTAACTTTGCGGAGGTTGTTAAAATCTCCATTGCTTTGGCACCATCTTTAAATCCAGCAGATGTAATAAAATAAAATGCTTCTGCCAACTTCTGAGGAGTTTGAGCCACGGCTGGTGCTAATTCTAATATCTGTTGTTTAAATCCTTCCATTGAATCCCTACTCATCCCAACCAAACCAACAACCTTATCCATAGCATATTCAAAATCCTTTGCTGTATTTAATGCAGCTCTACCAGCTAATACCATTGGTGCAGTTACGGTAATAGAAAATAAATACCCAACTGTTCTCCACCTCTGAGCAGAACGAAATATACTAGAAGTAAACTCATCAACTGATTTCTTTGCAGGATTCATGTCAACAACAGGAATAATGGCAGGAGGTTGCCTTACCCTTGACTTCATACTTAATTGATCCAATTTAGTTTGAGTCACGGCTACCTTCTTATCAATAGTTTGAAGCATACCTATTATAGCTCGTTGGGTTTGAGCTATTCCCTTGGCTGTTACACCAAGTGTTGCTGTCATTGTTCCTAAATCTGCCATTTACTTTTTCTCCTTCTTTCTATTTTGAAATTGCATTGGAGGTATTTTAGATCTATCCTCTGTTTGCTTTCTCTTCACACTTGCACTTGCAATCTGTTTAAATATCTCCTTCATATCTTCTATGGACTGTTGTTTTACAGGTTGCTTAAATTCATCTGCCCAATCTGGCATAAACTCTATTGGTGTAGTTTCTTTTGGTTTGGTTCCTTTCTTTGCACTAAAGGTTATTGCTATATTTGTTATTAATGATTCTAATCTCGCAAAATTAAATTCGTCCCTCCATTTACCTACTGGATCTAATCTATCTACTACTTCCCATTCACTTATTTGATAACTCGTTAATTGATCCAATAGATAATCTGGATGGACTATTCCTAATTCTCTACAGAGTCTGAAGAGGAACCGCCGTCCTGGGCGGCATCTGAGTTTTTTAAGATATTCTCCTTATCTTCCTCTGATATAGCATTTAACTCCTGTGCCCTGTTTATAATCTTCTCTAATCTCCTTGCACTCATATTCTGTGAAAGTGTTAGATAATCTGAAGGCTTGAGTAATAAAACTCCCTTCTCATCACATACTGTTTGAACAGCAAGTTTAGCACGAAAATCTTCCGTAGCTTGTTCATAACTTACAATCATTCCTTTACTATCCTTGTTTTTCTTTAACAAAGATTGTTCAAACTGATCTCTTTCATGTCCGGTCATTTGCCGTACATACACAAAGTTTCCTTTTCCTAAATCAACTTTTACCACTTCCAGTTCTTCTTTCTGGAGTAATAATGTTTTGTCTAAAAGTCCCATTTTGATTAAATTTAAATTGTTTAAAAACTAAATGATAAAAAATAACTTGATTAGTTAAATTCTTTTTAAATTCCTGTGCTACCACCAGAACTGATGAGAACCTCACCTGTGATCTTTATTGTCAGATCAACTGTGATTTTGTCATCAGTAGGTATAGTCAAAGGAATTTCTGTTACAAGACCTTCAAAATCCAATCCAGTACTCTCAACATCAGGTAAAACTATCTGATAATTTTGAGCAGTGGCAGATTCAAAGTCGGCCTTCAGTAGATCATAGGAATCTCGAGTAAAGTTCATAGTACAAGAAATTGTTCCCGCATCCCTGAACCCTGTAATAAACTCTCGATACCCTCCAGTGGAATCCAATGACGTTACATCAATGAAGTCTCTGGTCATAGTTGGTCCGGTGATGTTATTTACTTCAGCAAGTGCGACCCAAGCCGAGCCTGACCACCTGTTAAATTTTGTCCCTACACCGGATACAGCACTACTTGCCATTTACTTTACCTCCTTTGTAAATTAAAGTTAATCACGAATCTACACCTTCCGTTATCATCCCAATCCAGCAGAGCGGGACTGCCGGATACTCTGATCACGGTATATAATGCACCATTCCACGTCTCGTGATTTCGCCCATGTAATGATGTCACTATTTCTTCTACCTGTTCCCATCCTTCATCTTGTTTTCTATTACGCACACGTATCTGAACTGATGGATATTCATAACGTGCGTTGTCCATTGTAAGTTGTGGTGAATAACCATATGAATCAAATATTGTAACACAATCATCAGGTTCCACCGGTTCTTTATTTAAAAAGGTATTACCCCCACGACCAAAAGTCAGATTTGTAGAACTATCTGCTACAAGCATATCTTTTATATCTCTGGATGGTGCATTCATTTCTTTATTTTTGCATTAGCTGTTATCACCTTAATAATATTTTCCCTTTGACTTTTTACTGCTGCCTCAAACCATTTTGGTCCTGCTCCAGGTCTTTTAAAGTTAGCATCAATCATTTCGTGTACCCACATAGCATAATTGGCTGAATATCCCATAATTACAAATGGACCTTTATATGTATTAGACAAAGCCTGTGCTTTAGCTCTCATTTCCATAAGCATTGAAGCATGACCTGATGCTAATTCTCCAGCCTTTGGTCCTACAAATTTTGTCTCCTGTCCTGTTGGACTATGAGTCTTACCACCACCACTTATTATATTACTACCCGCAGAAACAGTAAACCAACTTGCTCTTAGATTACCTTTATCTACTGGAGTTTTAACAGCACCATGTTCTGTCTCATTACGTATCAATGCCGCAGCCTTAATCAATCCAGCTTGGGTACGACTTTGTATTCCTTCTATCTCACGATTAAGATTAGTCATAACTTTGGTAACACCTGCTATACGAATGACAGATCCTACTTGATCAAGGTTATATCCTACTCTGTTTAATCTCATCTATATACCCATTGTGATAAATATGCAACTCTTATAAACTCTGTTGTTGAACCAAGTGCTGGTATTTTCTCGAATTGTTTTATTTCAAATGCTCCGTCTAATAATGTAGGATCAAAATATTCTCCACTACTATCCAAAGCACTATCTGTTAAATCACTTAACGATCCTAAAAACAACATTCCTCCTTTATCTAAATCCTGTAAACAATAAATAACTGCAACACACTCAACCTCAGCCCCTTTAGCATCCCAATCCTTTACAATTTGTACCTTCCCTTCCCAACGACAGGGAATTTCAATAGGATCATCAAACGTAAAATGATTCTCTCCATCATTCTGTGGATTACCCCAATAGACCGCAGTCTGTTTACATTGCTTTTTTAAGAAACTGGATATACTCATTCTTCTTCAAAACTTTTAACTGCTGTAATTGTTGCTAATCTCATTCTAGCCTTAGCCATAAGACCTGTTGTATCTAATGTCAATACCATTTGTCCATATGGTGTAGAATTTAATCCCATCTCCCACTTGCCAGTATATTTTATCTGAGCCTGGCCAACTTTCTCTTCTGCCCCCATACGTTGTAATGTAGAAGCTATCATATGTGCTACCAACCAACGTTCTATTTCCATTAACAATGTAGTTGAAGCACCAGAATCTGTATAGATGTTTGTTATCATTTCTTCTGCTGCAGTAATAAATGCTACCATTGCATTATTAGATATAGAAATGTCAGCATCCATTATATCTAATACATCATTTGATGTTACTCTCATTATATTGTCCTCCTTTCTTTTTGTTTATTTCCCCAAAGTAAAGAATCTATAAAACACAAGGCTTCTTCTTTCCATTCTAATCCAAGCCATTCTATTAATTCACAAAGTTGTTTGTAATCTTTATACAACATTCTCTCAGGCCAAACAACCTTACAATTTAAACCTTCAGTTATCATTTCAACAAAACATTTTTCATGCTGATGTACCCACCACAACCAACCTTGTTCCTCTGTTTGTACATTTATTGAATTTCGCTTTTCTTCATCCTTGAATGCCTTCATAAACCCTGTCTTAATACAAGACTGTATAACATCACCAGTCCTGCGTCTCACAATGACCCACTTTGCATCAGGGTAAGCATAACTCCAAGTCTTCCACATTAATCCCATTCTTGAATCCTTGTACATCCAAGGACCATCTGTATAACCATCTGCCTCCATTGCTTTATCTACCAATCTTCCCCAATTCTTTGAAACAACAGGTACAGTTAATAAAGGATATTGCCCTTCAGGATCACAATTAAGACTAATAAGATAAGGCTTAACTAAACCTTCTTTTATCCTGATATTTTCAAACATCCCACGTTTATTATCTCCACTAATGGCCATATGTCCTCCAAATGCTCCACAGACATTAACAGCACCAGCTATCATAGAACCACCTGATCTGGCTATACCTGTAATTAATATTGGAGAATATTTTGTCATGCTATTTTATACTTATTTCTTACCATTTCTCGCTCTGCCTTCTTTTCATATATATTAACTGTTCTTACTTTTTGTTGTGGGTGCCTACGATAAAAAGCAAGAGGAGCACTACAATAACCTATTTTCATTCCAGCCTTTAAACATCTTAGATTAAACTCAAACTCCTCAGCCGTGTTTAAAGTTTCATCTAATAATCCTACCTTTTCAAATACTTCCTTTTTATATAATAAAGTAGCACTGTGAATTATATTCTTCGTAAGTAAATCCTGCAATGTGGGTATCTGAATCTTTGGAGTATATCTAGCTGTTGCTCTACCAGCGTTCATAAATATTTCAACAGCCTCACCATGAATAAAATCCACATTCTGTTCTTCTATTGCTCGTACAGAATCTTGAATACTATTCTCAGTTAGCATATCATCCTCATGTAACCAACGAACATATTTACCTTTAACCTGATCAAATACTTTATTAAAATTTGCTGGCCAGTTTCCTTCTCCTTGACTTACTAATAATTGTACACTCCTTGGAACGCTGGCGATTGCGTCCTTGAGCCAGCCTCTGTCTACCTTGTAGGGTATTATTACAGTTACAGAGTAAAAGGTCCGCTCAGGCTTAGACTCCGCTTGATTTATGTATTCCTGTACCCACTTTATATGTGTAGCCTCAAAAATACGTGGTTTACCATGAAAACAAACTATTCCAGCGTTTGGTGGAAGGACTGTCAATAATTGTCTATCCCTTGGTTTAAAATCAATTATGGTATTTGTTAACCTCTGCCAAAAGATAGTAGAATTGCATAACTTTCTAATCAAAGAATCCATTCTAACACCAATAGGTGCTGTAAAATTATTATAGATATTTTGTGTTTCTTTACAATTCTTTGGAAACCAAACAAGCCCGGTTGCAATCTGACCCTTCTGCCAAAAATCCTCAAGTGTAATAAATTTAGAATCATCCTTAACTAAATCAAATATATTTTCAAGAGAAGTAATTACCGCAGTATCTAAATCAATATATAAAAATGGTTTGTATTGTTCCATTTCTGGAGAATACAAATGTATCCTTGACCAAGTACCAATCACACCAGGACTTGTTTTAAGAGGAAGTACCTCCATATAACCTAAATCATAATGAATACTTGCTTTATCCCATAAACAAATAAGACGTGGACGAACATCAGACTTCCATTTAATATTGACATGCTTTGCAATAAGTTCTACATCACGAAATGAAAAGTCCTTTCCACTGTACAAAACAAATACTATCGTAGGTCTATTATTCATTCTTTCTTAAAATAA